GTTAGTGTAACACCAGTGAATGATAAATTAGAAAAAGTAACGATACCCACACCTGTATCTAAAGATGTTTGTTGTCCAGTTAATACTCCGCCACCTGCTGTGTATTGTCCTGTAGCTGTCACTTCATTAGTTGAAGTGTAAACTGTAGTTGTTGCATCTAAAGTAGCTGTTGTGTTGTACAAAGATAATTTAAATACGTTTCCGCCTGTTGCAAAATTATGCGTTCCTTCTAGTAACTGCTGTTTGAATGAGTTACATACTGCTTGTGTAATTGCCATTTTTTATACTCCTTATAGTTATTATGGTGATGGTGAATTAATTTTAATACGTAACACACCATCTTGAAACTCGTCTCTGCGTCTTCTACCTGTTTGTTCTAACGCAAATCCTTGTAATGCACTATTATACTTGTCCTCATATAGTTTGTACATATCCATCGGACCTTTTAAAAAGCCATAAGCTTCAACTAAACACCCATATAATAATAAATTAGGTGCATTATCGCTTATATAAGTATTAGGTTGAGTAGCTGTTAATGAATCTGGTGTATAAACATATTCTAATTGAACAGGATATGCTTGGTCTGGTGTTGGAGCTACAAATATAGAATTTTCTCTAAACATTGCATAATATTTAGGAAATCCAGTTGAAGCTGTTTCATTATATTCTGTAATAAATGTATCATCTCTTGGTTGTAAAGCTATTTGATCTGAAGATGTATTTGTAGCAATTACTGATCTTAAAATTAAAGCTCTTCTTGTAGTAGTTGAACCTTCTCCGCCTGAATCATCTGGTAAAGCTACGTATGGGTTGTTTGCTGTAAAATAAGATGTTGCATATTCTCTTGAATAGTCAGCATCTGTTTCTCTAAAAATTCTATATTCAACATCTCTGATAAATCCATTAACAACAGTATCAGTTAAAACTGATGAGTCTACTTCTGTATAACTTCTAATTTTTGATACTAGTTCACTGTATGTCATGATATAGATATAGTTACCTTTCCTAGAGCTATATTAGCTTGTCTTTTATAATTAATTACATCTCCACTAACTTCAGGCATCATGCTTCCTGGACTAGAGACTGCAAACTGCCCACTCCAATAATATAAATCTAAATCAACATCTACACTAGTTCCACGTCTTACGTCTGCTCTAGCATTTCTTAAACCTTGAGCATCTGCTTTATGATGTCTTGGATCTAATTGAGGATGTTTGGCTTCATATTCAGTATAATGAACAAAAGAACCATTCCATTCTGTTCTCATTTCTCTATATGGAAATTGTTGTCCAGATCTATCTGATATTGCTAAGGCTCTTTTACCTGTTGAGAACGGCATTATACACTTCTCCCAAAGTATGTGTATGGAGAGATATAAACAGAAGTTCTTTGAGAATCTTCTTCTAATGCTCTTTGTAATTCATCTTCATACAACATTTTTAATGTTTGAATTCTATCTGGTGCTACTTTTTGTGATAAGTAATAAGCAAGTCCTGAAACCATTGCTGGTAAAAATCTATAAGGAACATTTGCTTGATTATTATATTCACCTGCGTCTTGTATTCTAGCTATGTAATAATATTTTACATACATGTAAGTAATATTATTTGGAGCAAGATATAAAGATACCGTAGGATTAACTTGTCGGTTTACATAATACTGTGAAGGTTGTCCTGTTTGACCTTTATTTGGTAAAGCGGCATAAGCAGATCTATCAATTTTACTTAATGATAAATCTTTTGTATTTAATTCAATATCAGATGTTGTAGAAATATAAGCTTCTAATACATCACTACAATCTTGTGGTGTAGTATAAGTTGGTTGTCCTGAAGTTAATGCTTGTACTTTTAAAACTACTTTCCAAAGATGTAGTCCTCTATTTCCCCATTCAGAAAATAAAAGATTTAAACTTCTTCGTGCAGATTTTAGATTCCATCCAGAATTAGTACGAACACCGCAACGTTCGTAAGCTTCTTCTATAATATCATCTATGTCTAAATCAAATGATGTAGTTCCAGAAGTACTCATGCTTCATGACCTACTTCTTTTTAGGTGCTGCTTTTACTTGACTAGTTTTAACGTTCTCTTCACCTTTTGCCATGATCTTCATTTGATCTTTTGTAGCATAGTTAGGAGCTATTTTAGATTTTTGATAATTCTTCATTCCCATTTTAATATTCTCCGAAGTATTGTTTTTTAACTTGTATTGAATGTTGTCCTTTAACTTCTTGTTTAGGTTGTTGATAGTAACCACCTACACCACCATTTACGATTGGATCTGTAGTAAGTATATTTTCTCTTTCAAGACCTTGAACTTCAGGTTCAGACATTCCGCCTTCAACGAAAGTCATATTTGTTTTTGCTTTAATCATTGGCTTACCCGTTTTTGTGTTAATCATACACTAAATATACCTTATTTTTAGGGTGATATATATACTCTTCTATAATAATTTTATTACAAAATTACTAACAATTCCACTTTCTAAGGGATTTATTTATTCTGCTATCAGGATCTTTTGCTGTTTTAGCAGATGTTAATTTTGCTTTCATCCCTTTCATTCTGCTACAGAATGACTTTCTTCTATTAGCAGCTTTTGAACCTGGTTTTAATTTAGAAGGTTTAGTAGTTACCGCAGTAGATAATTTAGAACCAGGATGTTCTCTTCTGTAAGATGCAACTCCTTTTTCATTTAATCCACCTTCTGGATTTTTTCCTTCCGATCTTTGCCAAGCGGGTGTACCCCCAGCTGCAAGATATGCTTTACCCATTCCTCTAGAATGAATCATAATAAATCTTTTGTGTAATCTTTAACACAACGCATTTCGTAATCATTTCCAGTTTCAGCTAATCCTCCAACTGCTTTTTTATCTGGAAAACCTTTTTTCATATTAGAATATGCTTCTTTAGAAATTGTAGATTTTGATTTTGGACGACTAATTCCTAGTTTTTTTCTTTTGTTAATATTTGCATATAAACCAGGTTTAGATTCTCCACCATCTTTCATATATCCCATTTTATTTCTTACTTCTTGAGGAAGTTTTGCAAGACCTGGATTTTCTGTTGAATCTATTTCTTTTAATTTTGTCATATTTTATACCATTGTTGAATATACTATTTTACCATCTATTTTCTGTGCTTTCAAATATTGTCTTCTATTAGCAGAACTTGAATAACTGCAATGAACCCAGCCACTATTAGGCTCATTTTCGTTCCAAAACTCTAATATACATTGATCAAAATCTAAATTAGCTACTATCCAATCTGCTATAGTCTTATTAGCGATCCCTACTATTTCAAAATCTGCGGCTTGACCTTTGGTATGCTGACTTTTAATTGTTGAACCTACTGCAAGGCATACTTCAGGAGATCTATAACCTGAATTAATTATAACTGGACTATTAAAATTATTTCTTACAGGTTCTAATATATTTTCGCATAATAACTTTAAATTATTTATTTGTTCGTCATTAGGATTATTAATTATACCTTTACGAATAGCTGTATCTGAATAAATTAATTCATTTAATGTAAAATTATCACTTAGATTCATTTCTTATCCTTTTAATTATCTCTATTACTTTTTTTTCATATTCTTTATTAGTAGAGAAATTATCTAAAGCACCCGCCATTTTTATAGGATCTGTATTAAAAGTCCAATCTCTAATTTTTCTAAATTCTGAGTATACCTGTTTTGTATTTAAAATGTCTATATAATTTTTAACAGAATCGCATTTATGGTGAAAAGATCTTACTCTCCATTCAATAGATTCATGTTGTTTATAAGGTAACATTCCTTCTTTTGACCATATTCTAATACCATATAGATTATTACCTTCTCTAGCAAAACGACTTTGACCATAGTCAGATTCAACTATAGCTTGGGCTATCATTAATTCTCTGTTTATTCTTTGTGTGTATGGGAGGTCTAAATTGATGTAGTCTATGCACTTGTTTAAAGATTGGATGAATTCTTTGTTATTATGGTATTCAAACCTTGGAGGACCAAAACCTAGGTTATTTTTAACCCAGGCGATAATGGCCGACTCCGTTTTCTTCTTCGCTATCGGATTCGGAAAAAACGTCCCTAGCAAGAATGCCGCTAAGGCTATTATCAAATATTTGATTATTATAATCTTTGTTCTCATAGCATTTACAGTTATTTAATAAGCAGCATCCAACTGCCAAATTGTTAATACAATTATTTTGT